ATGGCTTTACAAATGGGCCAGCCACAAGGAGGAGCAGGTGCAGCAAATCAACCGAATGGAAGACCTAATCCCGCACAAGGAGTCCCTCAAGGAGCTTTACCAGTCGGAGGTGTTCCAGGTACTCCACAACTTCCTTTCTAGTTTAAGGATTCAGAAGGAGACAGAAGTCTGGATGTATCAAAACTCTCTTAACGGTAAAGATTCTTTATTAGTAAAAACAGAGGTTGCCGTAATGATAGCGCAGAGGAATCTGATAGCTATGCTAGAGAACTTACCTGAAGCTGTTAGTTCTGTAGAAAAGGTACTTGAGAGTCAAAAAGTTCAAGCCGAAACTTTCAGAAAGGCACAAGAATAGGAGCAGAGTATGCCGTTACTACCGTGGATGAAGAAAGATTCTTCTGATGGAAAGGAGCAGGTAGAAATCAAGCTAGATGAGGATACGCAAAAAAAGCTTGATGCTGCTCTAGGCATGGGAGAAGAGTTTAAGAAGATTACTACAATGCTTGATGGGTTAAAAGGAATTCAAGCTTTTGTAGATGAGAGTAGAGCTGAGAAAGAAGCGGCGGCTGCTAGAGCCAGAACTGAAGCTCAAGCACGAAATGCGTCTCAAACAGACGAAGAGCTTCAACAACTCATTCTCACTGATCCAGGTGCGGCAATTAAGAAAGGCACTCAGGATCAAAGCATGGCAATACTGATGCTACGTGCCGATCAGTTAAAGCGCGATGTGTTCGAGGACGCTGACAAATTCCCCTATTACGCGGGGGAGGTGAAGAGTGAAATCGACAGATTACTCTCAGGACAGACTATCCAACTCCGTAACGATCCATCTGTCATCGAAAACTGCTACTACACCGTCCTTGGCAAGCACGCTGAAGAGGCTAGAGAGGGCAAACTTAAGTCTCGCTTTGCGTCTTCTAGCGGATCGCGCGGAACATCTAGTGGAAATGCCGGAGCAGGAAAAGACGAAGATAAAGAGCACCTCGAAATCAACGACGACATCAGAAGAGCAGCGAGAATAGCTGGTATGAAACCAGAAGATTATGCTAAGATGTGCTACGATCAAGGAGTAGGATATGTCTAAAACACCCGAGGAGATTCATGCGGAGACGCAGAAGAAAATAGATGAACAAAGAGCCGCGATATCCGCAGGAATACCTCCTGCTCCTAATGCTGCTGATATTGCTTCTGCTATGTCGTCTTCAGGAATATCTTCCGAAACTTTAGAAGATGTTATAAAGAAGATCTTGGATAAAAGAAAGACTGAGAAGATAGCAGAGCTTGCTCCGAAAGAACCAGATTATAGTACACTCTCTGAAAGAGATATTCTACGGCAGGACATATACATTCCTGTCATAGAGCATGATATACCTGAGTATATGAATATTCAGCTAAAAGATACTGAGTATATTCCTATCTGGGTGAATCGAGATCAGCGGCAGCTCGGAGCAAAGATGGCCGAAGGATTCGAGTTTCTCAAGAAAGAGCATCTTCCCGATAACTACCAACCTCCTCTTAAGTTTGATTCTGAAGGACTTTACATCTACCAAGATGTAGTTTGTATGAGAGTGCATAAAAGAATTCGTTACGCAAAGCTTAGAAAATTTTACGATATTAGTAAAAACCAGCTCAAACCTGCTCAGGCGCAAGAGAACGCGAAAAGCACGCTAATGGAAAAGGTGATACTTGGAGATCCTGCTCTCGATCAAGCTTTCGCGAGCGGAGCTTACAAGTTCTACCATACTGACACCTAAAAGGGAGGGAGTAAATGCCGGCAAATCTAGTAACTCACATCCCGATTGTTCAGGTGCAGAATAAGGCGAACACAACTCCGTTCACTTATGCGAATCCTGAGAAGGCGGGAAAATCATTCCTATTTGGTACTCCACTTATGTTAAATGGTGGATATACCCAAGATTGGGATGGTGTAACGTTTACAAATGCTATCTTGGGGGTAGCTGAATCATTTGGGCTGAATCTAGCTACAGATGGATTAGGCGCTCCTGTTCCACCCTGGGGTGGCATTACAGGGCCGATGGCTATACAAACATACGGCACTGTTCCTAATCAACCAAATGCTGTTAACACCGCTCTTGGTACTCCTGTCTCGGATGGAAGAACACTCTTCCTTTCTCCGGGAATAGATAACGTATACGAGGCGATCTTTGACAATGCTTCTGGAGCTGTAGCTGCTGATTATACTCCAGTTCAAACAGATATCGGAAAGCTTTATGGTCTTACAAAAGATGCCAATGGTTATTGGTATGTTGATAAGGCCAAAGCTACTGCTGGAACCAATACTTGCATTCAGATTGTAGGATTTAATCCTGTAGATGGATCTACGGTGAATGCGAAAGTAAGATTTGTGTTTGTTCCTGCTAACGTCGTTCAAGGCTTCTAGGAGAGTGAAATGCCTCAAGTGAGAGCAAAGTTTCCACAGCTCATGCAGCCGGGACTAAAGAAGATTTACTTTGATAGTCTCGACTCGCAGCTCAAGGCATCTGATTATCCTAAAGTCTTTAACGAGGAGACTTCTGATAGTCAGTATGAACAAGAGCTGGAAATGGCAGGCATCTCGGCGTTACAAGAGAAGCCTGAAGATGCTTCAACTGCTTATACAGAGATGAAGCAGGGTGGATCGAAGAGATTCGTTCACCTCACATATTCCTTAGGAATAAGGACAAGTAGAGAGTTGTATGACGATGATAAGTATGGTCTGGTTGGAAAGAAAGGACCACAGCTCCTAGCTAGAAGTGCTGCCTTCACACAGGAGATGGTGGCTTGGAATGTTTTCAACCAAGGTTTTACTTCTGCTGTTCAATCAATAGATGGGAATCCACTCTTCTTTAACACCCATCCTTTGATTGGAGGGCCGTCGGCTACAGCACTCGCACCGGGAGCAGCTGGAGTCATATCTCTTGCCGGAACCTGGCCGAATAGACCGCCGGTAGATATAGATTTTAGCGTTGCTGGACTTCAACTTGCCACAAATCATGCAGCCCGCATGATTGATAATATGGGTTTCCCTATCAGACTTAGGTGGGAAAACCTTGTAACACCTCCAGAACTACGCTTTCTAGTTAGGGAAATCTTGGGTTCTCCAGGTAAGCCTTACACAGCAGATAACACTATTAACTCTCTGCTACCTGAAGACTACAAGAATCTTGAAATTCCTTGGCTAAACTCTCCTTCTAACTGGTATCTCGTTGCAGCTAAGACGGATCATTCAGCCAGAGTCTATAACAGGGAAAAGCCTTCTACAGACTTTGATGATGATTTTGATACTGATGCTATCAAGCAGAAGACAAGACTAAGAATGTCTGCTGGAGCAGCGAGGTGGCAGGGTTTATGGGGAACTCAGGGTCCATAATGTAACATTTTGTGGATACGGGGAGAAAAGAGTGGCTCCTGCTCCCCACTTTCTCCCCGTCTTTAAAGCTGGAACTTATGTCTGTCGCTGGAATAAGACGTAGTTTTCTAATAGGACCGTGGCATTATTGTGCGAGGTGTGATAGAAAGACTCATATCTCAGACATGAAATGGCAAAGAGGACTCTTACTCTGCGAACGCTACTGCGTTGATAAAGAGCTTCTCGGAGAGCGAGATGTAAAGATTGCGGCGGTTCTAGGAGACGGGAAGGAAGAACTAGTTCCAGTGGAAAAGCTTCGTAACCCAGATGTTTTTTCAGAAGATGAAGATTTCATCTTATAGAGAGGAGGAGAAATGCCAAATACAGATCAGTGGTGGTCTGGAGATACACCGCAGCCTGATGGAGAGCTTTTTATAGGAGCTACTGAGTTCAAGGATTTAGCAGCAGTTGCTACACTTGCTTCGGCTGGAGCGGGATTGCTTACGTTAAATCTCGCCGCGGCAGGAGCTGGAAACTTTTTTGCTAATCTTTCAGCTATGCTAAAAAGAACTGGAGTACTAGCTACTCCGGCAATTCAGCAAGCTCAATTCGGTACAGCCGCATCTCAACCTGGACCTTCTGGAGTTGTTGGAACTTCAGATCCAGAAGGTATAAGAGGCTATCCACCGTTTCTTACTTCAAAACTTCCAACCCTTGTTGGTCCTCAAACTGGCGCTGTGCCTAAAGGATTCCAGATTAACTCTGTAGATGTTCTCTACACGGTTGGTGGTTCGACTGCTACCTTAGCACAGATTGGACTAACAAACACAAACTTTGTTAACAACGTAGCACCAAATGTAGTAAATGTTATTGTTCTTGGTGCTAATGGACTACCAACCGCAGTTCAAGCACAACCTTATCGTTTCAACGTGCCAGTAGCAGTACCAGGCTTCCCGATTCTGCCAGACACAGAGACTATTCTGAACATAAAGTTAACTGGCGGCGGCACTATCGTATTCTATGGCTGTGTCCTAAAGAGCAGCTATAACTTCCAGTAGAAAGGAGTATGTCCTATGGCAATTCCAGGAACTAATGATTACTCAGGACGTATTCTGCGGCTAGTTACCACTGGCACTATTCCTTTGGCAAACTTTAAAGTAAAGGGGGGTGTTTGGACAGGTGGAACTGCGGCTGATATCTTCTCTATGGTAGACGAAGCAGGCAGACAGTATGACTGGGTATTTCCTACAGGCGGCCATGTTCAAATCTATGAACTCGGTTGGATGTCAGGTCCAGTCACTATCATTGCTCTACCACACGGAGAGGTTCAACTCTTTTTAGGAACAGGCAAATAAAAGCTTCCCTGAGCGGGGAATTTTAGGAAGCATTTATGGGACTACTTAAGACTCAAAAACTCGATAATGGTAGTATTAGTTTCGAGTGTATCTATGGAGGGGTAGAAGCTCCATTCCAAGGAATAGATGCTTCTAAAGCTCCTAGATATATTGATCCTAAGTGTTTTGCAGATGCTTCCAATTTTTTGATTGTAGATAACGAACTTTGTATCTGCACGTTAATTCCAGCTACGCTGCCAACTCCTTCGGGAATAACTTATCCCGTTGGTTACACAACTCTAACCGGCATTTCAGATCCGGCATTCCTGATAGGAGTAGGAACTCTTCCTTGTGAGAATATTGTTAAGAATTGGGCTTTGTATGCTTCTAGTAGCGTTGATAGTGGCGGCAGTTTTAACTATCAACTTATACTCTGGACGGATGATACTACCACTGTAGAAAGATATAACTTTCCTGTCTATCAGAGGACAAAGTACGGAGCTTTAAAGAATGCTACAGCGAATTTGGTAGTATCTTATCAGAATCCATATAACGCGGTACAAACTGTTCCTGAGTTTAATCTTATAGGAAATCATCCTCCTGTCGATCAAAACACTCCTTATGCGTATCAAGGACTAGTTTATGAAGTTACAGCGTGGAATCTACCCATAACAGGAGCTTATCCTCCTGGAATCTATGCGACCAGCTTCTTCACAAATACCTATGCAATGGCATTTAATAGATGTAATACTCCCAGTTCTGGTCCTCCTACTTGTATTCCTACACCGGCAAACTTGGTTACGGCAATAATAGCTTATATAAATAGTCGTACTGATTTGCCTTTTAAGGCATCTACTACTTCTGATCCTAATGAGATTCTTCTGACGGCATTTACTCAAGGTAGTTCTCCCTCAGTAGATGGCTCTGCTGGAAACTCTCTTAGTATTGGAGGAGGAACATATGTTCAAGAATATGGGTACTTTCCTTTAACAGTAGGTTTAAGTTTTAATCCTATACTCTCAGGAGCTAATTATTCGAATCCAAATCCCTTTTCAAATCCTTCTTTTC